TTCGTTTAAACGGTCTTCAACAGTCTGTTCCCAGGTCTTCACATTCTTGGTGGCGATGTCGCAGGAAATAAAGGCATCATTGATGAACACCTGCCCATCTTTATCCTCCATCGGTGGTCGTTTACCAAAGCGGCTGTCTATCAGATAGCTGATGGCGAATTCTTGCCCGGCAGGTGTGAGAAAGTTGAAATGATGCTCACCAGCGAACGGCGTTACCGTGTCCTGCACCAGCACATAACCGAGTTCACGCAGTTCAGCAGCGCCAGATTTTGACGGCAAGTCACCATCCACCAGCGCGCCACGGAAGAAAAGCGCATGCAGGACATCGCCAGCAGCGCCGGAAAGTTCTTTGTTCATGGGTTTTTCCTTTTAGATGTGAGCCTGCCCCACGGGAATTCCGCCCGATAAAGCGGAATGCCCCGGGCTCACTACTGAAAGATATCGTTAGGATGTGCGCGCGAGCCGCAATAAAAAAACCACCAGCGGATGTCAGTGGCTTAGATGTAGTAATCAGGACGGGATTCGAACCCTTGGGCCAATGGGTATAGGCCGTCAGCACCAACCACCAGCTTGTAGCTGCATCACGCTTAGTCCGGAACAGTTTTACCCGCTATCTCGTGCACCTGATTGATATGCCCAAACATTATCACAGGCACTCAGTGAATGCCTGCTGTAATGCCAATAAAAAAGGCCGCCTCAGCAGCCCTTTTTACTTTACATAAGCTTTATTTTTACTTGATACCCCTCAAGACCAGACATGGTCTCATTCGGTATAAACTCGATCTCAGAAACCTCTTTGCCTGTTTTTTTGCGCAGCTCAGCAATTTTTTTAGTAATAAGAGCAGAAATCTCTTCCTCAGCTTTACGCTCCAGTTCTTCGTGTTTCATGCACGCTCTCCTTTCTCACATAACCTTTTATAAATTATAGGTTATCTTCCCAGAAGGTGCTCAGGAATCATCATCCCGGAAATTTCCTAAAGAAGCCTGTTAGCTGCACTGATTATTTCTTCTGTTGAGAGTTCCCTATCCGAAGCAACATAAATTTCTGTATGATCGCCTGTAATCGAGTGAGTTCCTACGCGCATGATCTTAAGATGGATTTCTTCACCATTTGGATAATTGCGCAATATGGTCGTCACAGCCTTGATTGTCTGTACCACCTCAACCGATTGTGCGTTGAAAAAAACCAGCACTTTTTTCATTTTGTACCTTGCTACAGGCTTGCTGCATGTAATTGAGCATCTGATGAATATCATCAGAAAAGGCCGCACAAACTCAGTGCGGCCTTGATTAGTGTTAGCCGGGTAAGATGCATCCTGTATCCCAGGAGCCACCCAGAAGGAGACAGAAAATCTGGCCGGGATAACAGGCTCTGCCATCCGGTGTTGGCTTTGCTGACAGAACCATTATTGAGACTATTGCATTAATAGGAATTAGCAAATTTTATTTATCAAACCAATCGGTGAAATTTATCAACAGATTGATTCCATTCATATTTATTGAAATAAATATTAAAATCAATGAGTTATTGACTTTTTTGCGAAACAACTTTCAGACTTTGCCCGCGCACATACTCTTTAAAGCCGCATCTGTCATTGGAGGACTGTTTCGATTTGCTCTATGAGGGTGAAATCCCGCAGCGGTGTCTTTCGCATTTTCGATGCTCATCAGATAAGGGCTTCATAATAACAATAAAAAAGGCCGCCTTAGCGACCTGTGATTTATTCTTGCTGAATCATGACTTCAACCTGCCATCTTTCTTCTACGACGTAATTCCATCGCTGACTGCTTCTTATCCAGTTCTTATATACAACGATCTCATCGTCACCGTCTTTTATGATTTGAACGAGATGGCACTTTTGCTTTCGCAAGTGCCATATCTTAGGCATATCCATAACAACCTCGACTAAGTTGCTCGTCATGTTATCAATGGCAGGCGCGACGGTTTCGCCGTTCGGGAGCTATCCTAGCCATGAATGACATTATCACAGGCACTCTGGGAATGCCTGCTGTAATACCTATGGCATATATCCATTTCGAAAGTTAGTGTATCTTTTCAGCCCGTCAGTTGTGGAACGCTGGTGCACTCTGGGAAGGAGGTATGGCTGATTACCTCTGGAAAGGAAACATATGTTTAATAATCGTATCAACTTCACTACAACCGTTTCTACAAACACTACTAATTTCAATGAGGTAAACGAAGAATTAACTCGTTTAAAATATGTCATTGGCTTTCTTCTCGCAAAATTACCACCTGACAACCGAGATGAGTTCATTAAAGATCTTGAACGCATAGGACTCGTGGATGAGGCAAAACTTTTTTCTGCTTTCAAGTAGTTAACTAACAGTACTCTCAAGGGCCTCGCACGCCCTTTTTATTCGGTCAGGGTGGTCTTGCCGGAAACTCTTTGTGCAAAAAAAGCCGCTCGGACAGAGCGGCAGAAACAATTACCAGGGAATGATAATGAAGCATGGATGCAATGACTATAGCTGGCTAATAGTTCCCTTATGAAAACCAGGACGATTCTCAAGGCATATATTCTTAATAATTAGCAAACTATCGGTCGTAACGAGGAATTTTTTATTTCTAAGCTATTGCTTCCCTCAGGAGAAGACCGGATTTCCATCTCTTGAGGGATTTTTCTTCTCATACCGCTATGCCATTCCAGAACTCTGTTCTTGTTTAGAAATGAGTTGCTCATAAGCACTAAGTATCTCTAAACGCGAAACCACCCTGTCTGCAGGAAGCAAAATAGCGCCGCACTTATGCCCGTTGAACATCACAAAAATAATCTTAATGGGTATGCTTTTTGCATTAGCTTGAGGGTAAACATAGATAATGGATTGCTCGTAAGGTTTAACCTTTTTTAACTTGGCGGGTTCGTTTTTGACGAATACTAATACGTTTCTCATATTATTTTGGTAACGTTAAAGTGGAGTCAAATGTTAATTATTGCTTAGACATGTCTGGATAGCATTTTTCAGGACTATTCCGACATACAAACCCTAAGCCATTCTTTCTGGATAGCTCGTAGAGCGACATTGATTTTCTTCGGTCAATTACTTAAGACACAGTTCACGTACATACGCTTGCAGGCCCGTCAGTTGTTTGGTGACGGTGGCGATCCCGTCTCTGAGACGCCAATAATTGCGTTCAGCATCTGCTGTAAGTCTGGGGCCGGTTGCATCATCCATGCTGGGGGCGCTGGTCGTTCCGTTCTTTGGACATGTTGCGTTGATGCGCAGCCCACATTTACCACTGCTAACGCAACGCTGCAGATCTTCAAGCTGCTTTTTAGCATCTGCTAGTTCTCCTGTGTATTTTGCGTCGAGCATAGCGACATCACGCTGACGTACCTGCATATCAGAAATGGTTTCGTTCGCCAGAGTCAGTGCGCTGGTAACCCGATCTCGCTGGGTTTTGTAGTTCAGCGCATTGTCGCGGTAATGGTTCACCGCCCAGGCCAAGGAGACAATTAGCAGGATGATGACAGTTGCAATAATGGCGGTTAAGCGGCTCATTTCTGGCCCCACGTGCAGACTTCGCGTTCAACTTCACGGCGATTGATTAACCCCTGCCATTTACGGCCACCAGCATAAATCCACTGACGCAGACCATCGCAGGCCGCCTGGTAGTTCCCGGCGTTGAGGTGACGCAGAACGGCAGACCGCTCAAACGCCGTTACACCAACGTTGTAACTGAACGTGATAAGAGCTGCTTTCTGGTATTCACTGACCGGGACCTTAACAGAGCGGTCAACAGAACGAGCAAAAGGCACCAGGTCTTTTTGCAGTAGCGCACGGCATTCAGCATCACTGTATTTTTTACCCGGCTTGATATTGGGGCCAGTGTGCCCGTAGCAAACGGTGAGGACTCCAGCCACATCGTAATAAGGCGCGTATTTCACCCCCTCAAGATCGGGGATCATCGTCCCGGCAATTGCCAGAGAACCTGCACCAGCCATCGCCAGTAATTTGTTTCGTAACACCGGAGGCATCGCCATTATTCACCTACCTTTTCCAGAGCGGAGACGGCAACCTGAACCGCTGCCGGGCGCTCGCTGTGAGGCTTGTCTTTCACCTCATCGAGATAGCTACTGAGCATCTGAGTTCGCTTTTGGTCCTCTTTACGTCGGCGGCGCGCATCAATCCGACCATTCACGTATGACGCAAGTGAAATAACGACACCGATCAAGCCAAAGGCCATGTACACGACATCTTGTGTCGCCAGTCCTAAGCCAGCGGCAATCGTTGCCAGCCACGCGAAAAATTGCGTGACAATGTTTCCGGGTTGGTCATTCATTTTCATGGTCTCTCACCTCGCTGATCAGCGGGTGCTGGGCATAGTTGTGAAAGGAACAAACATGAGGAGACGGTTCTGCATATCTGCATTTATCGATAGGTCAATGACTTAGGTAGAAATAATCCTGTCAAACGATTTATAAAACTGTCATGATGCATTTTTCAAATGCGAGATGTGTCATGAAAGATGAAGACTGGATTATCGGGAGAACTGCCTTTGACATTCTCGAATCAGGCTCAGAGAAATGTATAACTAAAGCGTTGCTCATTGAGTTTCTCACGCGCAAATATTTATATATTTATGAAAATAGCACTTCTATAGAGGAAGTTTTGCTATATGAATCAGCACTTAAGAAAATAAAAAACTCGCCAGAATAAACGACGCAACCCTGATGAGAGTTTTTTGAAAAAAATTATTCCGCTACAATCCAACAATTTTTTGTTGCGAAAAATTGATTTTCATCATGCAATCACAAAAAATTAAAACAGCGAAAAATTAAAAATCACCCAGATAAATCTCGAATTTAAAGAAAACTTAACGTAGCACCCTAAAAAGGAACTCTTGAAAATAATTTATTGGTTAAACTTCCATACAATCCACCACTCTACAAAACCTCACTACACTTGCTATCTGCGAATAGCAAACAGCAATAAAACATTAAGCCAAGCTAAATAAAAAGTTCAGGCACACTAAATAAAAATCACACCAAAAAATTCAAGCCAAAATAAAACCAACAAAACATTCGACTTTTATGTAGAGGGTGTCATAGTTAAATCAAGGTTAGTAAATAAGAATAACCGCATGTAGTAATATTCAGGGAGTGTCAGATGTCGACACTCCCCTATTTTTAAGCATTTAAGACACTGTGCGCAAATAATTTTTAATTCCAATAGAACCGGTTAAAGAATGCGGTGGAATCTATCTTTTAGCTGTGGTGCCCGGAGCATCCCTTGGCGAAAACCAACCGACTTCTATGCCCCGCACGTGCAGCACTACCAACTCATGAACAATGTCATCTGTACATGGGAACTCAGTACTCTGTGCAAGAAACTCCTTCGCTCAGATGGCATAGCCATTACTCATGACATACTCAACTTCAACCCGAGGGAGGTGCAGTGTGCTTGATTGGTTTACCAAGCCTGTTACATCTAACCTGAAAATACGTAAGCCAAAAGACAACAGGTGTTCTTTGGGACTTGGTTCACTATGCAGGAACCCGACATCGTCTATGTTAAGTGGGAGTACTCAATTTTTTACCTACACTTAAACCTGTCCGCTAGCCGCCAATAAGCAAGCAGCAAAAGTATCTGGAGGTAATTATGGCAGATGTAATTTTCGTTTTCCCCAAAGGGGTTATTCACAGAAAAGAATATCTTTTCAAAGCCCTTAACGTGGATTATGAAGTTAACACTGATGCTACTGATACAGATAAGCTGATGATAAATTGCAGTGGTTGTTGGAATAAGGGTGATTTTGCAGAACTTACCAACGCGCTTAGGCTAACAATCTGTCGAAGCGAAAATTTAGGAACAGATTCAGACGATGAAAAACACGTATGGTCATTTCACTATCCGAAATAGCAACTTTCGCAATTAAAAAAAAGCCTGCTCGGACGAACAGGCTACAAAATATCAGGAAAAGACTTCTATCATGTGGCGCCGGGTGCCTCCCGGTGAAACGCTGACTGGCTGCAACGTTCCGCATGCATATAAACTCAAAGGCTACCAGTAATGCCCCACCACAGAGGGGGATTCACCACTCAGATAATGTAACTTTACATTAATATAGCGGCAACAATTGAGCTTCGGCCGCCGAAATAATCACAACCAAACCAGTTGAAGGAATGGTCCAGCGACCGAAGAAAGCGGCCTCTGCGCAAGCGGCTGAATACGAAAAAGCCCCGCTAAATGCGAGGCTCTGAAATTGTTGCTTACGAACAGGTAGAAAATCCCATCGTTGGAAGAATCCTAACCACTTATTTTGAATATTGCAAGCATCGTGTCGGTAAAGTTCGCGAAAATGGCGCTAACGTGTGACCTTCCGTAATTGTGCCTCCGCGTACGCTTCTTCCTGCCAGCATTTCGTTACCAGCTTATCTATCACCTCTGCATATCCGCTGTACCATTGATACTGCGTAAGGTCAGGAACGATCTTTTCCACAATGACACGCGCCAGGCTGGTAGGCACACGGCTGAACCGGTTTCCATTGCAGCGACCGCAAACCTTCATGACAGGGACACCAATCAGCTTTGTGCGCTTCTCATCGATGACTGTCCCCTTCCCTTTGCATCCACGGCAGGCGGTACTGATAACGCCCTTTCCATCACATTGCTTACAGATGTCCTCAACCTGTTCATTTTTAATTTTTGGCCCGACGCCCTTAACTCCCGGATGCTTAACAACATCCTTTTTGGAGCGGAGGATCCCCTTTCCATCACAGTGAGGACAGGTTGATTTACTGGCCGCAGACCGGGAATAGTCGGCATATGCAAACTGCACCAGAACAGTCAGTATTTCGTTGCGTGCTTTATCGCTGAGTTTCATTAGTACGGGATTTCTAAGAGATTGCGCGTACCGCATCAAGCCCTCTATAGCAATCTGTGGATCGCTGATTCCAACCTTTGCCAGGAACAGCGAGAACCCCAGGGGGGCTTTTGACTGCACCATTCCCTGAGCGGCCATGACATCGGTTATTGATAGGGCATCAGTGCTTGTCGCCGGAGTTTCATCATTGAGCTTCGGTGATTTTGGCGAATAGAATTTCGGCAATGATTCGAGGTTCATGCTGCTGCTCCCGCTGTTTGCTGTGTGGTCTGTTTAACTGGCTTGCTGTGGCGCTTTACGGCGGGCAGTTTCGCCCGAGCTACGCTTTCAAACTGGTACCGTATGTAATGGTCGATATTCACGCTTTCACCTTCCCCTCTTTCAACCAGATAACCTGCGTGCGGGCCATCCCCTCCAGTGCGCAGACATGCGCATATTCGGAGTCGACCAGCCGGGTACGGCGGTCGATTTCGTCGTGGCAGGCTGAGCATGCGATAGTTGCAATAAGGTCGGGTGGTTTAATTCCTGTGCCGCATAAACCGGCGAGTCGTATATGCGCCAGAACGCTGGTTTCATCGTTGCCGTTACAGACGCCGGGTATGCGCACCTGACATTCACGTCCGCGAGCGGCTTTGCATAAGTCAGTCATTACGCCTCCTGCTTATCGCGTAATTGCTGAAACTCGCAATTCTGTGGAATGGTCAGAGCCAGGCCGAATTGCGCGCACCAGGCTTCGACTTTGCAGAGGAAATCATGCATTTCCCCGGTATCCAGATCGGAGGTATGCCGCGGCTCCCAGTGAGTGGTTTTCTCGCCGGTAATGAAGTCGGTGTAGGTGACCTCTGTACAGCCGAGATAGGTTTTCTTGAGATTGCGTTTAACCCATTCCGGTGTCGCGTCAGTACGCCCGGATTTGATGAGATACTCGCTGATTTCGGAGTACCACATGTGGCTGAGGCTGTTCTGAGAAATGCTGCGCTTCTCGCGCCAGGGCTTTATCTGGAGGCGATAGCACTGACCATCGTTAAGGAACGGCTGGAGTTGCTGGCCGACAGCAGCGAAATTGCCGCGATGGAGTTTGATTCCGTCTTGAGGGAAGTTCACGCGTCACCTCCGAAGAGGCTAAACGCAGAATGCAGAAAACCCTCAGCATCGAATGACACTGACGGCAAAGAGGCATATTCAGATTGTTCGCGCATTTAAGTCCCCTCAAATGCGCACAGGTCATCAGTTGTTCAGGCTGACAAAGTTATTATGGACGTACCGGGACTGGAAATCAACTATTCAACATTTACAAAATAACTAAAGCTAATCGCGACATGTCAGCTATTTCATTTCTTAATAAAGATTATTTTTGTATTCTCTAAGCAGTCATTAGGAGATCTCGCTATTTCCTTACCAAAGTCAAACGACTCTCCAAGTTTTTTTATCGGATCTGAATGCCCTGCATACTTACTAGTTAATACAGCATATTTTTTTACAAGATAGGTATCCCAATCTTTTGTAGCATTCCCCATGAATCCATAAAAACAAGCATTATTGATATCGGTAAAAAATTCGACTGATGAAGAAGATGCAGGGTAGTTCCATGTCAGTAAACCTTCCTTATCCAGCTTTTCAGCCTCATGCAAAGCTTTTATATCCCAGCACACACCAGTACCTTCCAGTGCAGAATTTTCGTTTTGCAAGTAGCCATGATCTCCACGCGTCCATACGCATTTTATTTGATATTTTTTTAAAATAGTTACTGCATAAGGTTTATCAAGATTGCGGACAATTTCATTAAAAGAATTTTCACTAGCAAAGGTACCCACAGAAAAAATGACGGCATAAAAATATAAAAATATCATTTTCATTTAATTGCTTCCGACCAAAAATTCACTTTTTGTTTGCCTCAGCCATATCTATGTATCTGGGGTCGCTTGCGCGCGGTAGTTGAAGACTTTTCTCCCGATAAAAACGCACTCGCTCAAAGAAGTACTCGCGTAGATGTTCCGGCTGCTCTCTAGCTACCTGCTCAGCAACAACTGGCTGATTCAGACGCTCTTTATACGCCACACCTGCTGCTGCCAGATCGACGTTAACCTTGTCCATATCTTCCTGTGGTTTGGCTGCTAAATTCCAGTCTGACATGCAAGTTCCCATTCAATAATTTTGGTGGAATAAGCAAGCATAAGTGGATGACAAGGATCACCTGTACCCTTCGTCTTCCCAAAACACCGCACAGGTTTCTGGCTACTCAAAAGAATTTCCATGCATTCATCTAATGAGCTTCGAAACTCTTGTGCCAGCTTGTTCCTGCTACCCCAGCATGGAATCAGTATGTCAGCATCATTTATGATTTGTTGAAAATGCTTGTCATGCTCATTTCCTCTGAGCGGCAAACCTTTTCGTAAACCATTAATGTCTGTAGATATCAGAGAGAAAACGTTTCCGACAATAATCCGCCCTGCACCGGCCCTTATAGCGAATCCGGTCATCTTACTAATCGTTGCGTCATCAGTTTTTGCATCGGCGGTGGAAGGATTGATTCCAAAAAAGGCGAATACTTTGCCCTCTCCAGCGGTGCCAATAACTCGCTCTAATCTATACCGATAATTTCCACAATCGCTAAAAATAGCTGTCATATAATCCCCCTTAAAATCAAGGGGGATTATATCAGGCTGCGATTTCTTTGACAGAACATAATTCAGGCAGATTTGCCCTAACCAGCGCCTCGGCGAACGGCGGCGGTACCGCGTTGCCGCACCTCGCAACTTGCTTGTCTTTTGCGTACTTCACGCCTTGATAGTCGCGGTCGATGATGTACCACTCCGGGAACCCCTGCGCCCGGTATAGCTCGCGGGGTTGCAGCATGCGCATGCCGATATCAACGATGCGATACACCACACTCCCAATCGTTACGAACTCGCTGATGCCGTACTCATGCAGGAATGCCGCCACTTGCCCCGCCCGATGCTCGTCATACTCGTTTTCAGCCAGCATTGTCCTCACCTCACCAAAGTGCAGGCCACCCGCCGTTACGGTCTGCAACGGTGTGTCGGTTGGTTGCCCAAGGTTCGTACCGCGCATTTTGATAACACTGGATGTGATCAGCGCGTGGTGATCTGTTGTGGTCACGGTGTGAACAGGTTCGTCCAGGCCAATTCCAGCGCCGGTATAATTGCCACCAAAATGCTTGATCAAGTTAGCCGCCACCACGGCGAACTTATTTCCGCCTGCAGTGACAGTCCCCAAGGGTTTGCGAATATGGAGAATTCGCGGAGCCTGTCCTTTGCGTTCACCGTAACCCATCTGAATCATCGTCGCAGATACCAGTTGAGATTTACCGCCACCACCAGCCGTCACGGTTGCGCCGGGCTCGTCAGCGCGATGACCGATGCTGTTGCCAAACTGCCTGGCAATTACAGGTGCAATAACGCAGGAGTGGTTAGTGTTGCACAGTGTGTGCATCGGGTTTTCAACGCTGCGGGGCTTAGCTGAATATTTTGGCCCACCAGCTCCAGCGATAAACGGCGAAATGGCCGCTTCGACAATACCCAGTGCGTGACCGTTCCCTCCAGGGCGTTTTGATGTACCGGCTGTCACTGTCGGTACCGGTTCGGCTACGTCCTGCCCGGTTGCTCCGGTGCGGAATTTCGTCAGGTGCGGAACGGCCAGTGCGAAGCCGTGCTTTTTGGTAATCGTCTGGGTTGGTTCGTTCAGAGATTGCCCACGGAAACAGTCATACGTCCCACGAGTTGTGGTGTGGTTGCATTTCACGATAAACGGCGCTGCGCTGTTCACCACGAAACGTTCAATACCGCGCGCAATCCTTCGCATGGTATTTGTGGCCAGGGGCTTTTTGCGGTCGAAAATCGACGGGCATGGAATTGACCAGTCGATACACTCCGCCGCTGTTCTCCAGGGTTTAAGCTCACCTAATTTAACCGCGGCTGTTTTCGGATCCCCGTGGGTTGGCTCCGGCCAACTAATTGGCTCCCCGTCGCAGCGCATCACCATGAAAAAGCGTTTACGGATTGTCGGCGCGCCGTAATCACACGCACGCATCTCACGATGTGAGACTGCGTAGCCCAGACCAGCCACCAGCTGCTTCGCCTGCTTGCTACTCGGTTCAATGCTCAGGAACTCGCAGCACTCGGCCAGCGCGGGATGCTCGGCGCTGATACCGACGGAAAGCATGCTGACGAACGCGTTAAACGTCTCACCTACGCGCTCCGGGTCCGGCCGCATTTCCGCCGCCAGCAGCGGCCCCCAGGTGCGGAACTCTTCAACGTTTTCCAGCATCATCACACGTGGGCGCACCGTCAGCGCCCAGCGAACCACAATCCAGGCCAGTCCGCGAATCGCCTTCTCAACCGGGGTACCGCCTTTGGCTTTGGAGAAATGGCGGCAATCAGGGCTAAACCATGCCAGCCCCACAGGCATACCCGCGGTAACGACCGGGGGGTTTACGTCAAAAACACTCTCGCAATAGTGCAGTGTGCCGGGATGGTTTGTGGTGTGCATCGCCACGGCATTCTCGTCGTGATTAATAGCGATATCCACGCTGCGGCCAATTGCTAATTCAATGCCAGTACTGGCCCCGCCGCCGCCTGCAAAATTATCAACGATGATTTCAGATTTTCTCACGCATATTTCTCCATAACGATGGCCAGCGATTTAGCGGCTTCCACGATTGCCGGCATAGGCATTTTTTCAAGCCACATGCGGTTGATGTGATGGCGTAAACGGTTCTGGTGGTGCGCCGGGAGTTCCCCTGCGCGTTCTACCTGTGACCAGACCAGTTTAACCTCAGCAGGCCAGACAGTTTCCTGCACATCCACCAGCAGCAGTTTTTCCAGCTCAACTATCCGGCGGTAGGCATACTCGAGTAATGCGTCACTCACTGAACACCTCCCTATCCCATTCAGTTCTGATTTGTTCCCATCGTTGCTCTTCGGTAAGGGGCGAGACTACACCATCGTGAAATTCAGGAGCCAGCACGTAGCAATCCTCGTCTGGCAATGCGCATGCAGAACGTTTTATGACAACGTCATCTGCTTGCTTAAAGTCGAACGCGATTTCGCCGATGCACAATGAATCTGGGCGTGGGTTACCGAGACATACATAATGGACTGGAAGAATGCGAAATGAAAAAAGCACAACAACATCCCCCGCCTGTAGATCATTCCATTTTTTCACCCTGTAGCGCGGCTTGGTCATACGGCCTCCCGGACAGCCAGGATTTTAAGGCACTTTGGACAACTCACCTGGGATGTGACTCCATACCACCCCGCACGAGTAAAACTGCTGGTGCAGCCCTCCTTTGGCCCGTCGCCACAGATAGCTTTAGCCAGCCTCTCGGCTTTTCCATCCTCGTTAAGGGAAAGAACATGAATTATCGATCCTCCCGCTCGACGAGCCTCTACCTCATTCGGTAGCAATACGTATGGTTTGTTTACAGGTGTCATAGATGCGCCTCCAGCCCCAACGCCTCGCGAATCTCCGCTGCGCGTTTTGCGCTGCCGGCCTCTTTCCCCTGGTTATAAATAAAATTGAATAGCACCTGAATCTCTTGCCAATCGTAATCGCTTAACGACGCATCGAGACGGCAGAGCATGCGCCCAGTTTCGGCGTGGAAAAATCTTGTACCGTCCTTTTTCCTGTCGCGTTTTTTTTGAATAATGCTCATGACTGCGCTCCATTGCTCTCGCGAAGCTGACGGGCGAATGATTCCGCCATGTCTGACACTTTCGCGTAAATCAAAACCTGCCTGTCGAAATAACCTCCAGACTGTAATTTTGTATGCTGGGTCGACATTTCCGCTGCGAACATCGCCACCCCGTCTGCTCGCAGCGAGGAGAACGCTGCGGCGATGGCGGGGGTTTCATTAAGGGCTTTAAAAATTAGTGGTTCCCATTTATTGAAATACACACCACCAGGGCGAGCAGTGATTATCTGGCGCATCGCGTCACGAAGGTTCCAGTTATCCGCCACCAGCACGTCGCGCTGCTCAGTAAGCTGGCGAACAGCATTAGCCAGCCCTGTAATCAGTTCTGCTGTTGCCGCTGGCACATAACGGGATGTGGGTTCTGCTGCATCAAGCAGTTGCTGAATATTCATGCTCTCACCCCGTAAACTGAGAGAACGCGCTGCATAGCGGCACTACTGCGACACTCTGCAAAGATGCCATTCCCCGCGGTCGCTGACTCCTTCGCTAATTCAACGCCTGGCGCCAGGCTGTAAAGTGACTTCCCTATAGTTCCGGTTCTGATGACCTGCCCACGTGTAACCATGGTGCTTAGCTGTCCGGAAAGCGTGTTGTAGGGAATGTCCAGGATGCGGGCAATTTCCACTGCCCGAAGGCTGCCGTGATTACGGAGTACGGTGATTGTTCTGCTGGGGATGGTGTTATTGCGTCTGCATTTCGAAGAATTGCTGCGGGCTGCAGCAGCCCGGCCACGGCAGGCCAGGTATTCTTTGCCACCATTTTCCAGCCAGGTCTGGTAAGCGGATTCACTGGAAAAGTGCCCTACCGGGATTTTCGTAAATATGCGACCGGTTGCGCGCAGGTTTGCCAGTCCATCGAGGACTTTTCGTTTCGTGCAGCCAATTTTCTGCACCAGTTGCGCAGTGTTCACTGGCCCGAACGCCGGAATGCGCTTAAGTATTTCTACGCTGATTTCGTCCATCATGCCCTTCCCCCTTTGAAACCGAACTTTGCCCGAATTTCCTGCACCTTCGACATGCTCTGCTCACGCGTCAGGAGCTTTGTACCCAGTACAGGAAGACGCGCCACAGGTGCCGGAATTTGCTCACCATTGCGAATACGCCTGACCATCTTCACCAGTTCCTCGCCTGCGCGGCGCCGCAGTTCAGCATCACTCAAACCAACGGAGCGCATCACCTGGTACAGCGTGGTGACCATCCAGTAGGTTGCGTGATTCGGCCATGGGTAGGATTCAGCGTCCGGGTACTGCCCGCGTGTGCGGCTGTACTGATAAACCATGTCGACCAGTTCGGCTGCATCTGGCAGGCCGATAGCAGCGCTCTCTTCGGCGCGGCACCAGGCGATAAACTGGCCCGGCGACGGCAGGAACGGCTTTGCCTGCTGGCGTGCTACGCGCATACCTGCGGCAACCTGCTCCAGGGTGGTGATCCCGTTCTCCCGGAACGCCAGCAGCCACTGACGGCGGAACTCGTTAACTTCCTCCTGGCTGCGAAAATTGGCAATCGCAGCCGGGAACGCAGCGCGCAGTTGAGCAAACAAACCGTTGAAGACCTCGGCTACCTGCTGAGCTTCACGAACCGGTTCGCGTGCGTCCTGCACTTCCGGAAGGTTGTGAGCTACACGGCGGAAGTTTTCGCGATCGAAGTTTTGAAGCTGTTCAGAGAGACTTTTCATCGAGCACCTCGTTAATCCAGTCGGTGTTGTTGAAGTCGACAGGCTGCGCCTGTGCCTGCCCGGCGCGGTTATGGCGGTTAAGGCGCTGGGTAGTTAACTGCTCCCATTGCTTGCGCAGGCTTGAAGGGCTGAGGATGTTGCTCTTCCAGAAATCGTCCTTGTTGGCCCATCTGAACAACTCGCAGATTTCGTAGTGGGTGCGATTGTCCTGCAGGCGCATCAGGCGGATGGTGTTAGCCCATTCAACCCACCTGGGCTCAGAGAGGCTGGCGTTAACCACCAGCAGCCGATCGTAAATCCAGCGGGCAGCCAACAAGTCTTCGGCAGTTCCCCAGGATTTGCCTGCTGGCGTGTAGATGCCCCCTGCCGCTTCGGGATGTCGGGAAAGAAATTTTTCTGTAGCGTCGTCGGAGGATTCGCGAGAATTCTTCGACGAAGATCTTTTAATGTTTTTATTGTTGTTATTACCTTGTTGTTCATGATTCTCGGGGAAACGCTCGCCGCTATGCTCGCCTGAATGCGCGGCATCACCTTCCGAAGCCGCGCCGTTACTGGCATCGTTATGCGCGGGCTTAAGCTCGGTGATTTGCGCGGGATAATGCGCGGGTAAATCGTCCATTTTTTGAGCATATTCAGCATAATTTGTGATGGTTATCACACTGCCTTTTCGCTTCTCTCCTGACCGGGAAATCATCCCTTCCCGCTCGAAAACGTCCAGCATTCTGTCGACAGCGTGGCGGCTGCATGGCTTACCCTCTCTGTCGCATAAATTCAGCCCCAAATCGGCTGAGGTGGTTACCAGTTGTCCGGTCTGCAGCGGCCACTGGCGCCCTTTGAAGTTCGCTGTGTACGGCTGCCGGGCAGCGCTGAGCAAAAGGTTGTCCCACAAGGTGCGCAGGAAAACATCTTTCGACCATGGCTGCTTAAGCACGCTCCGGTACAACGGGATGAATCCGGTTTTCTGGTTCTCCATCCGGTTGCTCCTGGCGGCGGAATGCGCCGCGAAATTTGCATAGGCGACGTTCGACATAGCTATGACTCCCGCGCCTGGTGTTTTGAATTACTGTTTGTCATAATGACCTCGTGATTACTGCCGTAATTACACCCGAAGGCCGGTACTGTTCGAGCAGTCCGGTCTTCACCCTTTCTGTAGTTTTCACATTGCCCCCAGCATCGAAGTAACCATCGACATCAGTGGACCTACCTGCTCCGGCATAAGCCTGAAAAGCGATGCAATACCCTCACTGACCTCCTTCAATTTTTGATGTTCTGGCGCACCGAGAAGAACTGCCTGCTTCGCTTCGGAACACTCCTTCATCGCTGCAGCAATACGGGACATGATGTCTTCTTGCGGTACTAATCGTGATCGGTACTCAAGAGGAAGAACGGCGAGAATTGCCGGTGTAAGAAGGCGCACATTGGCTTGTGCATATCCTGTATCCGCATCAAGCCAGCGAAATATTTTCTGCATCTGCCGCTGTGGTTCTGTGGGAATTACCAGTCCGTCGTTGCCAGTACGACGCCATTCGTCCGCGATCAGTGCTGCGACAAATTCCTGACTACGGCAATCTGCAGCCCAGGCACGTACTGCAGATCGGATAGCATCATGAGTTAACTCAATGTGCTCTGGTTTTACCTGATTGTGGAATATCAAGGATTCCGTTTTGAACCTGGTATTCTCTATGTACGTAAGTGTCTGCATTTGCATTCCCTTTCGTGGTGGTTATTGCCGTCGGTCAAGCAGCGTGGTTGTCAGGATGAGGAAAGATGGACGGAAGATCCGGACGGAATTCATAAGCTTGGATTTCCCCCCCAACTGCTCTCACTAGTTCAGGCACGTGAACTGGGGAGATGCGTTTCTTTCCGTTTAACCAATCGCAGATGGTTGACTGGGCTTTACCGCAACGTCTGGCCAGCTCTTTTTGGCTACCAGCAATGGCGATCGCTTTTTCTACTGCGGAGTTTTTCTCTACTAATGCGGTCTTCATAATCACCTCAACTATTGGTTTAAAGCGATTATGTTTATCACTTTAGTGAATGTCAATCGCATAGGCGATTTTTTGCCAAATAATCGCTTGAGCGATAGAGTTAAGAGGGTCATAAACAGAGGTGAATATGGGATTCTCGGAGCGCCTGGCGCAGGCAATGAAAAATGCTGGATATACACAAGGCCGATTAGCCAAAGATGTCGGCATGGCTCAATCCAGCGTTAATAAGCTACTCAAGGATGCAAACGGCTCTCGTAAAACGGTTGAGATTGCATCTGTTCTTGGTGTGCGCCCTGAGTGGCTGTCGGCAGGCGAAGGAGAAATGGTTTCCAGCGGTACAAGAGAAGCGACGGAGCTATACCAAGTTAAGCCGTCAGTTAATGGAATTTACCGCGTGGATGTACTAGATGTTAAAGCCAGCGCAGGTCCAGGAACTCTGGTCACCAGCGATTTCATTGAAACTATACGAGCCATTGAATACACAACTGAGCAGGCTCGCTCCTTGTTCGGCAACCGGCCTGCTACACACGTAAAAGTTATAACAGTTAACGGCGACAGTATGGACGGCACAATTTCCCCTGGCGATCAGATCTTCGTTGACACTAGCGTGACTCATTTTGATGGTGATGGCGTTTATGTATTTGTCTTCGGAAAAACACTCCACGTGAAGCGCCTGCAGATGCAGCGTGACCGTCTTGCTGTCATTTCGGATAACCCTATTTATGAGAAATGGTATGTAGAAGCTGGCGATGAAGACACGTTCTACGTTATGGCCAAGGTACTGCTTAGACAGTCTGTCGATTACAAAAGATTTGCATAAATACTATTCACACAGCAATTACTCTGGGACGGGAAGATGAAAAAAATAGCAGCAGTTGTTATAGCCTCTGCGTTACTTAGTGGATGCGTTCCGTTACCTTATTACGGTAGTGATCCTAATTTTGATCAGAAAATGGCTGAGGCTAAAAAACAAGATGCTGAGTTCGCCGAGAAAGTCAGAAATATCAACCTTGAAACGGCCGATGTAGGCGAAAAACCCAAGAACTATAAAGAACTTGTTCAGTCCACAATCAAAGACGAATTGAAGGATCCGTATTCAGCGAAGTTCGGCGAATTCTCCCCGCTTCGCAAAGAGGTAATGGAAATGAATAGAAACTTTGTTTACGGTTACTCGACATGCGTTTTCGTTAACGCTAAAAATTCGTATGGCGCATACACAGGGAAACAATTGTATTGGGCATTCATACGCAATGGACAGGTGCTACGATTGCAGAATACTAACGACCCGTATGAAGACATAATCTTCACAGGCAGAAAAGTTAACTGCAACTGATTACCAAACCGGCGAAAGCCGGTTTTTTTATACCTCCATCACTTAACCCTCCTCAAAAAAATCGCTTATCACATCATTTTTATTACGTCTTTAAAAAAAATATCACTTTAACTTTCAATTAAATATCACTTTATAGATGGTAAATATCGTTTTGGCGATTGACTCAAATAATCGCTTTAACTATCATCAAACCATCCAAACAGCGGGCTTCGCGGCGGTGAATTGCAGTCCACCGAGACAACCCGAAGATAAGCATCTGGCGCCGCCGAGAAGCCCACCATCAGCGCACAGGTTCAACGTTCTGACACCGGGAAAGACTGGGGGAGAAGAGATGGCATTAATAAATCGCAAGTACAACCCAAAGGCAGTTGATACTGCTTTCACCCTGGAATCATCAGGCAAACTTGTTTGCCGACTTGATACAAAGCTGCCCCGTGATGACTGGGAATCTCTCCAGGCGTTGTTTGGCTTTATCTATAACCAGGCATTCGAAGCTGGTAGCGAACAACGTGCTCAGGAAATCCGCAAATCTTTGGGGATAGGGGAATCGTCATGATTAACCAACACTACGGCACGATGCATATCATCCGCCAGTGTGTGGCACCCGGCATGCTGGCCATGCACCAGGGCCGCACCTGGAATGTCTCGGCAGTTCGCGGTCGCAATGTCTATCTGAGCACCCTGCGCGAAACGACTCGCATCAGTGATTGCCTGGTAGAGGTTCTGCTTAACGGGAAAGGGGATCCGATGATTCAGGGGAAACACAACGCGCATATCAAATGCGCCTATTGCGGAAAACCGATGGCGGCTGAGACATCCGTTAAAGCAACCATCGTCTACGTCCATGGCGCCCAACTGGCGCGCAAAGAACACGACTATTGCTCAAAGCAATGCGCCGAGCATGACCAGATGGCGCACGAATCGTAAAACCCGCCGAAGCGGGCTGTACGTCCGGTGACACCGACCAAAGCACACCGGAATTTTTTACACCAATAAACCGCAGGCGGCTTATTCAGCGCCGGGGATTCTATTACCCAAAGGAGTCACAACGCAATGAACACATACGCGTTCCTCGTTAAGGCTAAGGCAAAATCTGACTTAAAAAGTCTCTTTTGCTGGTTTTCTGCAAAATCAGATTCTCGTGCAGAACGCGAGATTCTTAACAAACTCGATGACGCTGAAATCGAAGTTGGCCGTGGTGCTGATTACCAGTTACCAGTTCGCACAAACCTGCATGCCGTCGATGACCTCCCTGCCGAGGGCGTCCTCGATAATACCTGGTGCGATCGCTACGAACTGGGCGAGGACGGGCTGACCTGGCAGAAAATCGCCACGGTAGCACCTGTGGTTAAAGAAGAACCAGTGGAAGCCAGCCCCGGCGCCATTGATCAAAAAGTTGAGGACGCTATGCAATGGCCCGTCGCGCAGATGCCGATGCGTTCTCTTCTGCTGTCTCAGTTCATCAGTGAAGAATTTACCCACCACGTAACCGCAGAGCAGCGCAAACAGATCGCCGCGCTTGCTATGGACACGGATAACAGCTACGTCCAGAACATGCTGCTGGCTGCCGAAAATGCCGATGGGTTTAAAAGCCTGCCCACTCACGACGTCTGGAAATACACCCAGGCTGTTAAGACAGTCTTCGCACAGGATAAACGTCACGAACTTGGCGCTGTGGTTACTTTCACCAAAGCATGGGTTTCTACTCCGCATATCGATCGTGGACTGCTCGTTAAAGAGTGGGCCAGCGGCAAACGCATCACCTCCATACAGCGCACCGATACCGGCACGAACGCGGGTGGCGGCAATGAGACAGATCGCAACCCGGACTATGTGCATACCCTGGACACTCTGGATGTTGAGATCGCGCTGGCCACTCTGCCGATGGATTTCAACATCTACGATATTCCGGGTGGTGCATACCGTCGTGCTAAAGAAATCGTCCAGAAAAAAGAAAGCCCGTTTAAGGAGTGGTCTGTTGCGCTGCGCAAAACCGCTGGCATCCTGGATTACTCGCGCGCGGCAATCTTTGCACTCATCCGCGACGCCGCAGAAGACGTCCATCACTTTCCGGCGCTTCTGCATCGATACATCAACAAAAGTCTGGCTGAAAGCAACCACAAAGCACCAACTGAAGAAACCCTGGCGGCAGCCGGACACGCGCCGGAAGCGAGCTGGGAGAATGAAGTTAAAGAACAGGTTGCAGCAGAGCAGAAAGCAGCAGCCGAACAGCCAGAGATTGCCAACCTCGGCGGCGGCGTGTTCTCCATCGAAGGCCTGATGAACGAAAAACAACCACAAACAGATGACCGTTCACCGGTTAATGAGGAGACCACCAGCGATGTGCAGATGGAAACGACTGTCACGGTCGAAAGCAAAACTGATAGCGAAGTATCAGCAGGCCAGAGCATTGATGAGTCTGGTACACAAACAGCTCCCCTGACGGCCAAAGAGATTCTGGCTCCGGTCGGCGAAGTGCTGACATCTGCGATGGCGAAATTCGATCAGGCCGAAGAGATTAAGGATGCCGTTGCCGAACCCGCGCCAGAATACCCGGCCTACTTCGAACCGGGCCGCTATGAAGGCCTGCCGAACAACGTCTACCACGGCGCGAACGGCATCAGCAGCACGCAGGTTAAAGATGCCCGGGTGAGTCTGATGTACTTCAATGCGCGGCACGTTGCCAAAACCATTGCCCGCGAACAGTCCAAAGTCCTGGATATGGGGAACCTGGTGCATGCGCTGGCACTCCAGCCAGATAATCTGGAAGCTGAATTCAGCATCGAACCGGTTATACCGGAAGGTGCATTCACCACCACGGCAACGCTCCGGGCATTTATCGACGAGTACAACGCAGCGCTGCCGCCGCAGCTCAGCGCTGACGATATTAAAAGACTCCTGGAAGAGTACAACGCCAGCCTCACACCTCCTTTGAGCAGCGAAGATATCAAGGCGTTATTAGATAAGCATAATGCCTCGCTGCCCGATCCGGTAGCGATGGGTGCATCCATCGAAGAAACCGGACAGAGCTACATGTCACTGCCAGCGGAATTCCAGCGCATTGAGGCAGACCAGAAACAGACAGCCGCAGCCATGAAAGCATGCATAAAAGAGTTCAACGCAACGCTGCCAACTCCACTGAAAACCAGCGGCAGCCGCGATGCTCTGCTGGAACAACTTGCAACCATTAATCCCAACATGGTCGAGTTCGAAGCGCGAAAACCGGCCCCACTGAAAACCACTGGCAGCCGTGATGCCCTGCTCGAGCAACTGACCATTATCAATCCTGACCTTGTTGCACAGGAAGCGCAGAAGCCTACGCCGCTGAAAGTGTCCGGTACCAAAGCAGAAATGATCCAGTCCGTTAAAAGCGTCAAACCCGATGCGGTGTTTGCTGACGAACTGCTGGACGCCTGGCGCGCAAACCCGGATGACAAAATCCTGGTTACCCGTGCGCAACTTGCGACCGCAACGGCGATTCAGTCAGCGCTGCTTGCTCACCCTACCGCTGGCAAGTTCCTGACACACCCCAGCCGCGCCGTAGAAGTGAGTTACTTCGGGTTTGACGATGAGACCGGGCTGGAAATCCGCGTTCGTCCCGATCTTGAAATCGATATGAACGGCGTCCGCATCGGCTTTGACCTGAAAACCATCAGTATGTTTAACGTGAAGCAGCCAGGCCTGAAAGCGAAGCTACACCGGGAAATTATCGATCGCGATTACCACCTGAGCGCGGCGATGTACATGAACACGGCATCGCTTGACCAGTTCTTCTGGATTTTCGTCAACAAAGATGAGGGCTACCACTGGATCGCAATCGTTGAAGCCAGCACCGAATTGCTCGAGCTGGGCGCGCTGGAATACCAGACAACCATGCGAGCTATTGCCAACGCTTTCGACACTGGCGAATGGCCGGCACCGATTGTCGACGATTACGCCGACGAACTGAACGACTTCGATATGCGCCGCCTTGAAGCGTTGCGCGAACAGGCTTAAGGGGGAATGAACATGTCTACAGCAATTTCAACCAGCGAAAATAAAACACAGATGATCGACAACATTTCCATTCTTACCAATGGCGAGTTATTCGACCGTCTACGCACCTTATCAACGGTGATGGCAAACAGCGGCGCATTTGTGCCCGAACATTTTCGCGGTAAACCTGATGCCTGCATGGCAGTGGTAATGCAGGCAGCACGATGGGGCATGGATCCGTTCGCCGTCGCCCAGAAAACTCACATTGTTGGTAATAGCGGTGTACTGGGTTACGAAGCACAACTGGTAAACGCCGTCGTAACCAACATGTCACCGACAAAAGACCGCCTGCATTACGAATGGTTTGGAGCATGGGAAAACATCGTGGGTCGTTTCGTAGAGAAAACCAGTTCTAAGGGCAATAAGTACATTGCCCCAGGCTGGGATTTAAAAGATGAGGCAGGTGTAGGGATCCGTGTCTGGGCAACGATGAAGGGCGAGGACGAACCGCGTGAACTGGTTTTGATGTTGTCTCAGGCTCAGGTGCGTAATTCAACCTTGTGGGCCAGCGACCCGCGTCAGCAGCTTGCTTATCTCGCCGTAAAACGCTGGGCGCGTTTGTATTGCCCGGATGTGATTTTAGGTGTTTACAGCCCTGATGAGGTTGAAGAACGAACGGAGAAAGAAATTAATCCGGTCCCTGGGGCGAGAAAGACCGTGCAGGAGATCACTGCCGAGGTGGAAACAACCACCAGCGCGCAGGAGTCCACGCATTCCATTGATTCGCTGGCCGATGACTTCCGTGATCGCATCGATGTTGCTGAGGATGTCGACAGCGCCAAAGCCGTACGCGCTGATATCGAATCGCAGAAAGCGGTACTGGGTTCAGCATTGTTCACCGAGCTGAAAAACAAAGCGGTCAAACGCTATTACCTGGTCGATGCCCGCAACAAAGTGGAAGCGGCGATCAACTCCCTGCCACAGCCAGATGAACCGGATGCCGGAGCCCGTTTTCTTGATGTTGAGAAATCACTTACGGCTGCCAGGCGGCACCTCGGCGATGAGCTGTACGAAAAATACAGCGTAACGCTTCTGGATATGAAACCGGAATATGTGGGCTAAGCAACGTCGGGAGGGGAAACCCTCCCACACAGGAGGATTTATGGAGTGGAGTATTGAGGAACTTGCTTTGCTGGCCCGTCACAGTAACCCGGTTGTTTCAGAACTGACTGGCCGCAGCGTGGAAGAAGTCGCGGAACGTCGCCTGCAGCGGAATATCGAAATCAACTGCTGGGACAAATTCGATCCGGAGCGTGAAGCATGAAACCTGACAGTATTGATACCGCCAGCGAGCTTGAAGAACTCCAGCGACAAGCGGCCATACAAAAGCACCGCATTGACCGCAACGCCGTATCAGCGTCTCACTGTGATGAATGCGGTGATGCGATTGAAGAGGCGCGGCGCCAGGCGGTTCCCGGCTGCCGGATGTGTGCGAGTTGCCAGGCTGACGCAGAAAAGCGCGGTAAGCACTTACGTTGAATTGACCGGCCCCGGCAGGGGCCACAGGGAGAACAGAATGCATAAAGTTACTATTCCGCCAGTGCTGGTAAACCGTGAGAATGTACAGGCTATGCTGGGCGGCATTTCACGCACGACGTTCTGGAGAAAACGCCAGGCCTGGCAGAAAAACGGAACGCCCTTTCCATCACCAGCGCCCGGCACAAACCCGGGGCGCGGTGGCGAGCAATATCGTTACTGTGATGTGATGAGTTTTTTTGAATCTCAGGGCCTGGTAGAGCCAACACAGGAATGAATATGAGCGGCCAGGCGCTCTACCGCATCCTGCTGTTCTTTGATATACGCATGCTGGTCATAAACCGCGAGTACCCCGGCGAGTTTATGGCCCAGCACTTTTTCCGAAACATGGGGCAGAACACCCAGCTCACTCATTTTAGTTTTGGCAGTTCGGCGCAGGTCATGGATGGACCAGTGCGGAATATCCAGATCATCACGAAGCTGGGCGGCAAGGTTAAGCAGAACGCCCGCAGCCATTGGCCGGTCTTCTTTTTTTGCCGCAGGGGGGAAGACCTGCTGAAAATCAGGGTAAAGAGCAAACGCTTGTTTTAATAATCTCACGGCCTCGTCAGACAATCCTCGCTCGAAGGGTTCTCGCGTTTTCGAACTGATTTCCGGTACGTACCAGACCTTTCCCTCAAGGTCGAATTCGTTCTTTTTAGCGAGCCGCATTTCTACACCCCGGCACGCGGTCAGCAATAGCAACTTCAACATAAGCTTGTTTTGTTCAGTGATGGACGAAGCTTCTACAGCTAACCAGAATGCGCCGATCTCTTTGTCGTTAAAGACGCGTTTTCCGGCCTTTACAGGCTTACCGACATCCATCACACGCAGTTCTGCAACGGGATTAAAACGTATGAGCCCTGTACGGATGCAATATGAAAATACTGTTTTCATGCGCGACAGCATTTCACCAGCAAACGTCTCAGCACCGTTTTCTCGCATTCGGGCAAATACAGGCTCCCAGTGCTTAACCTCCATGTCCTCAACGACCATTGAACCAACCTGGCTTACAACGTGGCGATTTAGCGCCCGTTCCCAGTGTTCGTGTTTTACCAGGCGTTTGGCGGGTGCACTTTCAAGCCACGCTTTTATACATGCCTCAACTGTGGGTGACGAGCGCTGTTTATCCAGCTTCATTTCTCTGACGGTGATCGGGTCTTTTCCGGTACCTAAAATCTTTTTTGCTTCTACGACGGCTTCACGGGCTTCTTTTAGCGAAACCTCGTCATACTGGCCGAGAGACATTCGACGCGGCTTCCCATTGAACTGGTAGCGAAACTGAAAAACGATCATACCTGCGGGTGTTATTCTGACGGACAAGCCGGCGGCGTCTGATAGTTCGTAACGCTTGTCACACGGTTTGCCTTTTAACTTCCTCAGTTTCGCATCAGTGAGCAT